CGACCGACTGATATTGTCTAAATCTTCAATCAGCCTCGACAGTTGTCCCGCGAGATATACCTCTATCGTATTGGAAATCCTGGTCCAGGAATCGCCCCAACGATCCAGTATCTCTATATCTTCCTCGCTGATGCCTCCTGCTTTAAGTTCGGCGAGTCGTCCCGACATCTCTAAAATGGCCGGACCGAGCTCGCGGAAACTCTTACCAAGTAACTGCGCACCTAGCGCGGCCCGATTGAGCGGATTGCTGACGTTACCTAACGCATCGGTGATGAGCTTTAAAAAATCCTCGGTATTGGCGTTGCGCACTTCATCGAGATTTAAACCGAGCGCCTTTACCGCCTGCGCTGCGGGGTCAGTTTCGTTTTTGATACCGCCGAGGTTTTTTTGAAGTGTGAAGATGCCCTTGGCGAAAGCATCGAGCGATGTGCCGTTTTCTTCGAGAGTGGATTTGAGACCGCTTAGCGTTTGACTAGATATGCCGGTCTGTAGGGATAAATCTTTAAGTTGGCCGCCGAGATTAACGATCTGTTTGCCGTATGCGATGATGGCGCCTGCGCTAAAGGCCGCGCCTAGGATATTGCCGAAACTCTTGGCTAGATTCTCGACGTTGGTGAAGGACGTTTTAAAAACGCCCTCCATTTCCTTCACATCGACGCGCAGCTTGCCGAGATCGGCGCGCATCTCGACCAGGAGCTGGCCGACGGTGCCCTTACCTGCCATCGCTCATCCCCTGTACGGGCGATTCGTGAATCTGCTGTACGGGCGATTCATGAATCGCCCCTCCCTTATTAAAGAACCGATCCAGGAATAATTCGGACTCTTCTTCGCTGAGATATTTGTTGCCGTCGGGTGGAAAGGGCAAGAGATCGGTGTATTCAAGAGTTTGACCGCGCCCGCCAAACATATTGGCGACGGATGCCGTCAGGATCGCCACCGGACGCGCATGGCGGTTCTCTCTTTCAATCCACTGTTCGGATAATAAACGTAGCTCGAACGGCGTGAGCGCCCAGAATTCTTGCGAGGAAAGGCCGAGGTCTATTCGGGCGAAGGACCAGAGGTCGCTGTCCCATTGAGTTTCATCAAATTTTTTTTTTCCGCTGATTCAATGGGTGCCTCGTCTGTCTTGGGCTCGATCTTTAGGTATGTTTCAGTGATTACCCGCAGCGTCAATTGCATCACGTCGCGCAGGTCAAACGGCATCTGTCCGACTGCGTCGATCGACAGATCGGGATCTTCATGGAGCATCGAGGCCCATAAGATCGCCTCGCAGAAGTCCATCCCGACGTCGCCCTGCTCGACCTGCGGTAGCTCTTCCATCATGATGCGGAAAATAGCTTTGCGCGGCTGCAAGTTTCTCGACTTGTTGAGCTCGCGCTCGGCCGCCTTGAGCCCGCCGACCGTCAGTAATAGCCGGCGCGGCTTGTCGAGTTCGATGTCTATTGGCTGTACGCCTGCTCTCATAAAGAATCGACGTATAAGGGTAAAAGAGTACAAGAGTAAAAGAGTCTTCGGACTTTTGTACTCTTGTACATTTGTACTTTTGTACTTCTTTTCACGGCAATCCTGCCGTTCCCGTCGTCACGCGCGTCGGCGCCCCGCTGATCCTGACCGTTGCGCCCATTCTGATCGCTTTGGTGAAATCGAGATTCGGCGCCGGCGATGTCAAGAAGCCGGGAAAGCCCCAGCCGTGCAGACCGCCGGGAAGTATAATGCCCCATAACCGCACCGGCAGCGGCTCGGCGACGGCGTCGTCGTACAAAACAATATGAATCGGGATATTGACGATGTCCCAGAGCACCTCTAACGGCAACTCGCCGCCGTCCCTGAGTGTTGCGGCGTACTCTTTGTATCCACCCGGTGAACTATGATTAGTTATTTCGTCGAAATCTTGGCGGATTTGCGGCCCCGTCAATACGGTACATTGCGGGATCTCTTCGTAAGTCGATGATGTCGGATTTTTCCGATATAACTTCGACCCCTTCGCGAGCATGTATGTCGACATGGTTTTTTTCTCCGTATGTGTAGGGGCGATTCATGAATCTGCCGTACGGGCGATTCATGAATCGCCCCTACATTTAAATCTGGCTCGGCGCTCTGTTGACGGCGACCTTGACCGCTAGATCGCTCATGACGATAGTGACGTTGCCGTTGACGTCGGTGAAGCCGTTGCTATTTATCAGGATCGTCGCCGCATCGCCGGCCGCGAGTGTATACGGACCGACATCGCCGACCCGATTGAGCGAGTCGGCCACGCTTTTTAACGTCCATGTAAACGGCGTCGCAGCGTGCGTGTTGCGGATCGTCACAATATCCCGGCCGGTGAATTTGAAAGTTACGCCGTCGACGAAGGCCGTAGGCGCAACGAAAATATCGTCGAGTGAGTCGGCCGTCGGCGCCAATGCCATGATCTTTTGGAGATTTTTGATCTCGGTGACTTCGTTCATTACTCGAACAGCCATGTTAATTCCCCCACAAGAAACGGTAGTCGCCTAAAATATGGTGCGTCGATTGGCTCTCGACATCGGCCGGCGCGTAGATCGGTAGTTCATCTTCCATGAATACCCCGCCGATCGTTATCCCGCTCTGCACCGCCTGATGATCCTCCCACGGCTTTAATGCGCCGCGGATCGCGTCCGCGGTTTGGCGTGCGACGGAATAGGACGGCGCAACCGATGAGATTTGAAAGCGGGCCTCCTCGGCGCCGCACGCGCCGTCATGCGAATACTCGGGGAGGCGCGAGGTCTGTTGATAGATGACCACCGGTAAAGTCGCGTTTTGCGGGTAGGTACTCGGATAAATGCGTGTCCCCACAAGCGCGGTGAGCGGCGCGTAACTACGCAATTGATTGACGATGACTTCTTCCAGGGTCATAAGATTGTACAAGGGTACAAGAGTACAAGGGTACAAGAGTCTCGGACTTTTTTACTTTTGTACTCTTGCACTCTTTTACCCTCCGACTTCGCTTTCGAGATTGTCCCGAATGACCGTTTCAAACGCCGCCAGCCCGGGCCCCTTCTGGGATTCGAATGCCGGTGTCATGGATGGCCGGGCCCCGAAATGTTGAATCACCGGCCCGCCCTTCTTTGAAGCGTAAGGCGGCCCGAGCAGCTTGAAACCGAACTCCCACCAATAACTGACGTTGGCCATTGTCACCGACCGCCCGTTTCGATCCGTATCGAATATTTCGGTGGACGGGCCGATTTTTACAGTGCCCGTAGAACCGCGCAGCTTGGTCGTGGTGACGACTTTGATCTTGGGCGATATGTTGGTCCTCGCCAGCCGCTCACCGTGCGCCCTGATGGGGTCTGCGAACGCCTGAAGGGCTTTTCTAAGGACTGACTGTTCAAGGCGGCGGATGCGGCCTTCGAGCTTTCGATTCAAATCCTGCAAGCCCTTGAGTTCGAGTTTGACGTCCATTTTATTTTTATTCTGTAGGGGCGATTCATGAATCGCCCTTACGAATCGCCCCTACCCTATTTCTTTGCACAAAATCTCTAATGTGGTGCGCAGCCGATCCGGTATGACCGATTCGATGTCCAGCACCTCGTCTCTAAACAGTATGCGCTGCTCGGCTTCAACTCCCGGGCAATAACGGGTATTCACGCGCGTCGTGATATCGGCCCCGACCGCCTTGGCTGCGAATAACTCACGCCCCGACAATTTGACGACATCGGCGCGAAGCGTTTGGAAGTCGGTCCAGACATCGGTCGGCTCGCCGAAGCCGTCTTGGCTTTGCGTGCGCTTCTGGATCGTGACCACTTCCCTATTTCGGCCGGCGTTCATAATTATTTTTATTTTTTTTCAAAAGTACTTGACATAAGCGGCTTACGTTGCTATATTCCAATCATGAGGTTGATAAACAATAACGGGCGCAACGAAAAGGAGACGAACATGGAATACACAGTCCGATACAGCGAACATGATGCAGGCGCGAAAGATGGAATGTTCATTCGTGAAAGCCGCCAGATCGCAGAGCGCAGCGCACGCCTACTAAAAGAATGCGGATACAGAAAGGTTGAAGTAAAGGCCGAATAAGCCTTCACCCACCCATCCGTGAAAAAAGAATTAAGCGAATATTTCGCCAAGATCGGCAGCAAAGGCGGGAAGAAATCCCGCCGCGTGTTGACGCCCGAGCAGGCAAAGGCGATGGTCAAGGCGCGTCTCATAAAGCAAAAAGCCTCTCGTTCGAAATGAGACTCTCCGCGAAGTCCATCCCCTGGAGTTTTAACTCGGAATAGGTTTCTCTGTGCTCGTAATAGTCCGCGGTCTTGATCAGCAGGTAGCTCGCCAAATGCGGCGGGACGTTCTCGCGCTTGTCGCCATATCCCGCGATGAATTCCACGGCCACCGCCGAGGGCCTAGGCTGAACATATGGCCAATTGGCTTCCTGAGCCCTTAGGATGCGCGGTGGCCGTGCATTTAAATCGACCCAATAAAGAGCCGGCGATACGGTCTGCGATACGCCGGCGCCATCGAGGTATTTGATGCTCGTCACGGACTGGATCGGCCGCTTGAATATCTCGATACAGTCCGGAAACCAGTCGAGATACATAGTCCAGGTCTGCGTCATGATGGCGAGATCATAGACGAGCTCGACCATCGTCCGGACGGCGAGAATCTTGTCTTGGATCAGCAGGTCATCGTTGTCTAAATCGATGCGGCTGTGTGCCTTGACCTCGTCGAGGCCGATCGGCTCCACTACCGGCGGCGTCTTTAAAACAAATGTCGGGATAGGGCGTCGATTATCGTACATTTTTCCGGCGTTTTATGGTTGCCGTCTCGCGTGTGAGATTGTCTTCCGGCGTCTCGATTAGGGGCGATTCGTGAATCGCCCCTACGATGTTTTTTTTTCCGCCCTCATCGCCCTGCCATCGGCGATCCACATTTCGGCGACGGCGGCGCGCACGTCATATTCTCGCCAGGCTTCCATCCACCCATATTCCTCGGAGAAAAAGCACTGCTCGCTGCGGATTTTTACCGTCTCTTCCTCGGCCATGATTTCCTCGGGTGTACAAGAGTACAAAAGTACAAGGGTATAAGAGTCTCTCCGATCCTTCTTTTACTTTTGTACTCTTTTACCTTTTTACTTCTTATGCCAGCGCCAGCCACTTCACAGGCCGCGTGCCGGCGTCCAAAAGATTGCCGTCACTTCGCATAAACGCGATAAAGGCGATTTGATCGGTATCCGCATACCTCTCTTCGAGCCGAACCAGGCGGATCGAGGAAACGTCGCGAATCAAATACTTGCTCAAGTCACCGAAAAGAACCAACTTTTGCCCCGTGGTAAATGTCGCCGACATCGACTGATTTATGGTGTACCTATAGCCAAGCAACCGATCCGGCACGCCGGCCTGCAAACCCGGCTGCCAAATATAGGCATTTGTGGTCGATTCTTTGAGCTTGCGAATGGTCGCGAGCACAGTGTCGTGGAACATGAAACTCGCATTGGGCCGATAGGACGGATCGACGCTATGGATAAGGTCGATCACTTCATCGCTGGTGAAAGTGGTCATCGAGGCCGCCGCTTTGCCGACCACCGCGGCGACGGTCAGCCCTTTCGGAAGAGTTGTGCCTGCCCCCGTGGTGAAATGATCATTCTGTATTCTTGCGATCCTTGTCCCGAGCCAGTCACCGACCAGCGCGCCGAGATCAAAGGCAGAGTCCTGCGTCAATTCGTAACTCATGAGGATCGGCTTGGAGCTGTACTTAAAAGCGTTCAGGATCAACTGCGCGAAGGCGGGATCGACCGACGCGCCGATGGTTGTGGCCTCGGCCAGGATCGCGCCTTTATTCGTCACGTCATTCATGGTCGGATAAGGAAGTGCGTTCCCAGCGTCGGTGCGAATAACCGTCGCGTTGACCCGGACGCCGCCGTAAGCAAGCAGCGCCTGTTCGAGTGCGTAGATGAAACCCTGCGGAACCGTTTCTTTGCCGGCGGTCGATGTCAACGTGTCTAAGCCGACGCGGAACTCACGCTGGAAACTGCGATAGTCCTTGATGATCGGCAGGTCGATCTGGCTTGCGCGCAAGTCGGGGATCCCGAGCCGGATGGCGGCGTTGATATGGCGCTGTTCTAACATTCCGCCGGGCTTGCCCATGCGGAGAAACCCCTGCACCGAAAGCGATACGGCTTCCTCATACTCGACGCGGGACAAGCCGCGCTTGACGACGGTGCCGTAGCCGTTGAATGAATCGTTCCCGTTGTTGCCGTTCCCATTGCCCTCGCCATTCTTTTGAGCGGCATGGATGCTGCGGGCGATCTGCGCTTCTTTTTCTTTTAAAAACTCCTCATTCTTGATGCGCTTTTCTATGCCCGTGATGGACACTTCCATCTTGTCGAATTTCTCGCGGTCCTCGGCCGTCTCGCCGCCGCGCTTGTCGCACTCTTCCTGAAAATCGCGAAGATCTTTTACCGCGCTGCCGAGTTGCTGCCTGAGTTCGTTAATATCGAAGGACATAACTAATCTCCTTTGGCTCAAGTAGTTTTTGAGCGCGTTCAATAATTTTTTGGCGATCTTCTTTTGATTTTTCGGAATCGAATTCGTTGGCGGCAAATCGGGTGCGCAGTCCGACATCCGTCGTCGGATAGGCGGGTTGCGTGACTGGCGACACGTCGTAAAGGTGGCTAATCGTCTTGATGGCGCGCAATTTATTACTGCGGTCGATCTCTTCGCCGTCATCGGCGACGCGAAACCCGAACGACATCTGCGATATGTATTTGCCGCGGATCAGCGTCAACAAATCGCGGGCGTCGCTGGTATCGGGCGGATAGATGCGCACCTTCAGCCCGATTTCGTCCTCTTCGAGCAGCAACGTGCGGTTGGAAACGCGGCCTATCAGGCGGTCGTCGTTGTGATTGATCAGCGCACGGACGTCATCGGATTTGATAGCGCCGGCGAAGGCGCCGGGCCGGATCACTTCGCGCCAGCCCGGCGAGAAAGGGAAAATTTCGAGCGATGGCTGGTTAAAAACCGCGGCATGGCCCTCGATGATCGGGTTGTGATCGCCCTCCATCGAGGCTCGAAGCTCGGCGACATTGAAAAAGCGGCGCTCTATTTCCATAAAAAAAGGGCGAGTTTCCGGCTGGTGCACCAGAAACCCGCCCTTAAAACGGCAGCGTAGGGGCGATTCATGAATCGCCCCTACCGTGCCTAAAATGATGGAAAGAGGATCGAAAGAAAAGGATTTTTAAGGAGTGAATCGGCTATTTTGTCGGTAATTGTCGGTAATTGTCGCTCTTTTTTTTGATATCGGTCAAAGTATCGCTCATTACACGGCGCGTGTGGCCGATCCGGACCGCGTCGAGCTCGCCCGACTTGATCCAGCGTTCGACCGTGCGCGGCGAGACGTCGAACTCCCTGGCGACCTCATCTATGCGATAAGATTTTTTATCGGTCATCATCTTCTAACAACTGCAACAAATTTTGAATCAATTCTTCTTCATTGCCTTCGTCTGGCGGAACGATATCCACCGTGACCCTCGTTAAAATCCATTGGCGTATAATTTCTCTTTCCTTAACTGCAATTTGGGCTTTGAGCGCCTCACATTCGGCTTTGACGTTGCCAAGTTCGTGATAAAGAAAGTCACGCTCAAATAATAACCGTTCATAAGACGCGCTCATTTCGCTTGCCAGCCCTGTCCGTCGCCTTCATCCCAGACCCTGGCGACGATCTGCGTATCGTCGGGGTGAAATGCGGTTTTGCGATCCTTCCGCAGCACGCGGATCGAGATCCCTATCGGTCTTGGGTGTGGATACAAAAGAAATCCTGCAGCTTCGATTTGATTCATGGCATCGGCGAGAATCTTGGCAGCGTCATGGGGCGTCATATTTCTTTGGATAAAGGACGCGATACAGCCCAACTTCTGCGACAAACACTATTTTGGCAACTATCGCCCGATGATTGTCGAGGCTATTCAAAAAATCTACAAGCTCGTCAATATCCTCAAACGATTCCTCTGCCCAATCCATTTTTCAATGCGCCGCCCCGTTCAATGCGCCGGCCGGTTTCGGCGGTTCCAATGCGGGCGATTCATGAATCGCCCCTACGGGCGCAATTTTGCCCCTTAAAATCTCGTCGAGCAGGTCGATCGGCGCGAGATTTTGCTGCAAATAATGCCGGTCGCCGTCGGGGCCGATGCCGTTCATATTTTCCAGCCCGCGGATCTCGTTGATCGTGATCGCCCCCATATTGAATAAAGCCTGGTAGAATTTCGCCCGCGAATCGCTATCGCCCCGGAGTAAAGCATCGACTAGGAACTCGGCATACAAACTTTTGCGCTCCGGTTGCGTCAAAAGCGACAGCGTCGCACGCTGCTCCCAGCAGACAAGCCATGGCCGGATACAGTCGACCACAAAATCGATCGCCTGCTGTTCGACGCTCGCGTAGCTCATCGTTCCCGGCTTCAAAAGACCTATTTTATAGCTCGGCACGCGGTAAAGTGCCGCAATATCGCTCTTGCTGAACTCCTGGCCCTGGATAAACTGAGCATCGTCGGGCGGGATCCCGACGTCTTGCCATTTCATGCCCTCTTCGAGGATCGCCACGCGGCTGCGGTTGCTGAGTCCCTGGTGGCTCTCGTCCCATCGCTTGCGCAATTGCTGAAAAGCCTGATCGCCAAGCACGCCGGGGTGCATTAAAACGCCGCCGGGACGTGCATCGTTGGAAAAAAACCGGGCCCGGTACTCCTCGGATGCCTTTTGTAGCCCTAGAGTCTCGCGTGCCAGCGCAATCGGCGAGTAACCTATCAGGCCGTCACTCGATAAGCCGCGCAAGTGCATCACATCGGTCAACTGCCGCTCGCCGCCGTCCGGGGTGATGTAATAATAATAAATCTGCTCTCGAAAGACCTCTAGGCGCATCCGATCTGGCCTCAATGGCCAGAGATTTTGCACCCGGCCGGCGCCGTCGCGCTCGATCTCAGCATAGGCGTTGCCCCAGAGGCAGAGATGACCCTGCAAAGTCTGCTTGAACTCGAACGGGCTCATAAACGGGTTGGGCTGATCGTGTAAAACCCGATAAACGTCGTGATCGCCCGCCCGTTTCTTGCCCGCTGGCGTGCGCTGATAGAGAAAAACGGGAAGTGATGCCACGGTGTCGGCTATAACCCTGACGCATTGGTAAACGGTTGAGATCAGCAGCGCATTGCCCTCAGTGACGCGCACGCCCGCGGCCGTCGTCGTGCCGCCGCCGAAGGCGAAATATTCGGTCCATCCCGGCGTATTGATCCCGATATTGCGCAGCGTGCGCCGAAACCAGTTAAGAAACTTCATAGACCCACCCTCGTCGCTAGTACAAGAGTAAAAGAGTGCAAAAGTAAAAGAGTAAAAGAGTTTCGGACTTTTGTACTTTTGTACTTTTGCACTCTTTTACCCTTCCTTAGAGAAACCTCATTTCCCGCTCGCCGTAGATGCTGCCCTTATCGTTGCCGTGCCGGATGGCGAGCTCCATTGCCATGATCATTGCGACTATCCCATCGATCTTTTCGATCGACTTGCCCTTGTCAGGCTTGATATTTCCCGCCGGATCTTGCTTGACGACAACATTATTCGCCATCCAGCGAAGGACCGGGTTGCCGCCGTGAGTGATTTTGCGCGCCAAGATATAATTTAGCAACTCTTTTGTGGGTCCGGTCATCGAGGAAAACCCCTGGCCGAACTGCCATAACATGGGCTTGTGAAAATTCTGTGCTTCTTTTTCATCACTGGTAAAGCCGTACTCGTCGCAGAGCGTCGTGGTGATCTGCGTCGAGCCCCACCGATCGAACGCGAGCGCCTTGAAATCGAAATCGACCCGGCAGCGCCCGAGCCGGAGCATGATCCAACGATAATCAATCGAATTGCCCGGCGTCGTCTCGATATATCCCTCGCGCTGCCAGACGTCATAAGGCACACGGTCGCGCATCACGCGGTTATGCATCGACTCCTCGGGGATCCAGAAAAACGGCAGGACGGTGAAAAGAGTGTCGCCCAGCATCGGCGGAAAAATCAGCGCGAGGGCGGCGATATCGGTCGTCGACGCGAGATCGAGGCCGCCAAAACAGCGCCGCCCTTTGAGCGCGTCGTAATTGACCGCCGGCGCGGCGCAAGCGTCCCATTCGGTCATCTGCAGCCACCTAACGTCTTGCTGTGTCCAAATATTAAGATGCAGACGCTTAAAAGTATTCTCATAAGCTGGCGTAACTTTCGCCTTCTCGCATTCGGCATGAAGATAATCCTCTAAGATCGATACGCCAAGATTGGGGTTGGCCTTGCGCCAGATCTTAGGGCTCGTCCAGTCATCGGTGTCGTCGGCGCGAAAAATAATCGGCAAAAAAGCCGAATCATTGACCGTCCCGTCGATGACTTTCTCGGCGTATTCATGGACCTCCCAGCAGATCGAATGACGATCGAAGCCCGCGGTCGTGAAATTGATCATCAGCGGCTGGCGGCGCGCGCCGGTGGAAGTCTTTAAAACGTCGTAGAGTAGGCGGTTCGGCTGGCCGTGAAGCTCGTCGAATAGGATGCCGCTGCTGTTTTTGCCGTGCTTCGTCGGCGCGTCGGCGGATAGGACGTGATAGGCGTTTGACTTGTAGACGATCGAGCGGCGAAAGGATTCGCTTGCCGCGTCAAGATCGGGATCCTGCTCGACCATCCCCTTGGCCACGCCGAAGATAATCGCCGCCTGGTCGGTATCGCCTGCCGCCGAATAAATTTCCGCGCCCTGCTCGCCGTCGGCAAATAATAAATAAAGCGCAAGCGCCGCGCCCATGCTCGATTTTCCGTTTTTGCGCGGCACCTCGATATAAACTTCCCTATACAATCGCGTGCCGTTGGGGCGCATCCAGCCGAAGATCCCGCGCACGATCTCGCGCTGCCAGCCCTCGATCTTGAATAATTGCCCGGCGAGCTCGCCTTTGACGTGACGGCAACACGTTTCGATAAAATCGACGGCGCGGTCGGCCTTGGCTTGATCGAATACGGCGCCGGGGCGCTTCCATTTGGCGGCATTCTTCACGCTGCCGTTTTTGTTTTTCCAGAATGGAATCACGCGAGAAATCTTTTCGCGCCCTGTGGTTTTTCTTTTGGTGTTGCCTTAATGCCGGCGCGATCCGAAGGCGACAATCCGAACTTTGCACTCCATCTATCACATCTCACATCGGTCGCGAGAAATGCTTTCATGTAACCTTTAGCGATTGCGAGTTCTTCACCTGCATCATGAATCTTTTGCCACAGTCGATCACGAATCGCGCAGAGCAAGCAGTAAGTTGAAAACGCGGTTGAATCCTGAAATGTAAGCAAACCGAGTTCAATCAATTCTGGCGATTTCTCTTTCCACATTTTTAATGCATCTGGATCTGCTAAAACTTTTTCGCTCGGTAACGGTTCTCCATCAAATTTTGGTTCTTCTTTATTAATTGGGCGCGTATGACCGGGCTTTCCTCGTAGCTTTACGACGTTGTTTGGCAATCTTGCCGGTCCACGCTTACCCATTTTCAAATAATCCCCCTATGGCAAAACCTCGGACTGTGTGAATGTGGG